CGAGCTGCTCCATGGAGCGCCCCATTGCACCTGTGTCAGTCCTGGGTGCGGAAACCTCACGGACACCCATGCCCTGGTTGACGGCCTGTCTTTCTTGGTAAATAGGTATGCGTGGCATGATTAGTTGTAAGCCCCAGGTGACAAGAAGTTGCTACCCATTCGAGTTTCGTATGTCGAATTAAAGGTCTGAGTCGATGGCGTATAGCCCTTATAAGCCTGGGCAGAGCCAGACAGAATCGATGCGGCAGCGCTGACGTAGGAAGCCTTCTTGGCAGCCTTGCCGGTAGCCATGGCCACATCGCCTGCATATTTATCGAACTCAGCCTCAGCCAGCAATCCTTTAGCCTTGAGGTCACCCTCATAGCGAATGGTCAGGGCATCCAGTTCTGCCTTGGCGGCAGAGTCTTCCATGATGTCCAGAGCAGAGCCACCCCATCCAATACCAGCCTGGGCGACAGCTGCTCGTTGTTTGCCAAGGATGTCCCGTGCGCCACGGCGCTGCTGCTCTTCACGGGCATTTGCCTGCTGACTAACAATGCCTGCCTCAATCTGCTTCATCCGGGCGTTGTATTGCGAGGCCTGCTGCTGCGAGCGACCCTGTGCCTCGGCCATCTTGCCTTGTTGCAAAGCGCCGACAGCCTGCATGGCAGATGCGGCGATGATTAGACTTCCGCTAATTGGGTCAGCCATGTTTTATCCTTGAATACAGCAGACAATCCCTGCCTAGTGGGCTGAAGTTCTTCATGTACCCTTCGTACTCAAACCCCAGCATCTTGATCCATCGATGGCCAGGCTCGAAGTCTGAATCGACAAATGCCTCCACACGCTTAAATTCGGTGGCCTCCAAAAACCGCTGGACCGCCTTGTGAATCCTCACAAACTGCTTGCCGGCATTAGCCGAAATCAGCCCCCAGGCAATGGCTCGATTCTCCCACTGTTTGACCACGCCAGCACACGCCAAGACCTCACCCTCATGGATAGCAGTAAAGCACGGGCCGGCAGCCTTTAATGCGTGGCCATACTCCTCATCAAAGAACACAGACACAGCCGCCTGAGATGGCTGTAAGACCAGTATCTCAAGGTGCTTAGGCTGGAATGGTTCAATGTGCATCGTTATTCCTGGGTCTGTAGTTCAGGCATGATGGCCACCACCGTCATTGGCAGTGGCTGCTCTTGCTTTACAACAATGAATCCGTCTGAGTCATATCCATTGGGCCACTCGATTTCTTTGTCGCCAGTAAAGACCGGTGGCGGCGCATCCATCTGGTCTGATCCACTACGGAACTGAATCTCATCCAGGGTATTTTCGTCTGGTCCAGCCTTTGCGCCAAGGGTTGCCAAGAATCGAATCTTCACATCCGTGATTCGCTTGGTCTTTCCCTGAGCGGTTCCACTGGTAGCACCAGCCTCTGGCCGCATGGTCTTTAATGTCGAGCCAAACGGAAGGCCCACATGCACCACACTTGCCGGCAGCTGTAACGTAATCTGTCCAGATGTCACCGTCCGGTTTGGATGCGTTGCACCATCAGCAAGGATGGCCACCTCTTCGCCATCCAGGTGATCCAATCCAGACAATGTGGTCACAGGCGAGCCGTCATAGGTCAGACCCGAGTCCACAAAGAATGCGTCTTCAATGCTTGAGTCTTCGTCAAAGTCAGTCCAGAGGTACTCCACATATCGCTTGGTCACGCCATCAATGGTGCGCTTCACAATCATCCACAGGTCATCCTGGTCACCAAACGGGCTTGGGATGGTCGCAATCGATTCGACCACACCAGACCCCCCGAGGATGTGGCGATGCCAGCCAAGAACGTCCTGCTCACGATTGAATGTAAATCCGAGGAGCTGGCCATCATCACGGACCAGCCAGATGATTGAGTGGGGTTCCTGCTGGTAGGCAAGAGAGGTCACGCCACCAAAAGTGATGTGTTCTGCCAAGACCGTCAGGTCAGAAGACTTAAATCCGTTCTGGCCAAAGTCATAAATCAGCTCACGAAGTTTTTGCCCTGCCCGTTGAATGAACAGCACAGACTCACCCACCAAAAGCGGGATGACCGAGCGTGAGCCATAGGTGGATTGCTGGGTAATCTTGACGTTATCTGGACCCAGGGGCTGGTCGGTGGTCACCTCTCCCAGCACAAACTCAGCACCAGCAGTGCCAATCAAAAGGCCATCAGAGGGGGCAAGCCACTCAACCTTGTTGACCTGACCGGAGGCCACCTCAACCGAGATTGCCTGGTCGGCCACCACCTGACCGCCATCATCTATGTCTGCAAAGTTCTCATAGTCGCCGGCAACCGACAGGTCAATGTCCTGCTCGGTAGCTAAGCACAGCCGCTCGCGAAAGAACGTCACCTGACTTGGCCAGCCACGGGTGGATGACCACTTACCAAATGCCCATCGATTGGTCGCATTACCCGAGCCAACAGCCCCTGAAGGCAGGCGAGACAATACCGTTGCGGAAACCACTGTGGAGCTTGTAAAGCCGGTGATCTTGACCCACCCATACCCTGGGTCCCGGAATGCCCACTGAACGCCAGGGTCGCCGTCATAGACCGCCCCAGCGCTATGCAGTGGCTTGACAGTACCGGTGGTTCCAGAGGTGAGCGCCTCATAGGTCTTGCCATCAGAGCGTCTGCGAGCGCCTGCGGTAATGGTTTTGGCCACCTCCCACTGGGCAATGCCGTCCAGGCTTTTCTGCTCCAAAAGGAAAAGACTTCCAACGTCTGAGGATGCAAAGAGCGCAGCCGATGCGGTCAGAGTTATAGAACCTGTTTCGGCAGAGCCATAGACGGTGATTGCGGCATCTGGGTCCACATCCTCAAACGGACCACCGAAGAACTCGATGTTGGTCAGGGTCCAGCGGGTAGCGCTAAACCGGGAGAGCTTCTTGGGCGGGTAGTTGGGGTGGACGATGTAGATAACGTCAGCAGACTGCACCCAACGAAGTCTTAGGGTGTTATTCGATGCGGTCAGGTCTGCAAGTGTGTAAGGGGTTGGAATCTCGTAGACGGTCCCGGTAAGGGCGTACCAGTTTCCTGCTGACAAATCCGTTGAAAATGTCCCGGATGTGTGAGCCACCTGGCAGTAGTAGTTCACGCCACCTTGAGCCACCAAGTCACCCACGGCGTAAGCAGTTGATGTCACCCAGGCCGACAAAGTTCCTGTCTGAACCTGGCCATAGTTGGTGAAGAATCTGATGTACCGGTCGCCAAACTCTAGGATGTATGCTTGGCTTTCAGAGAACTCAAACGGCAGCAGCCATGTCCGGTCATTGGAGTCTTTGACTTCTTCTGCGAAGTACGTCCCAGACCGACGGCGAGCAGGACCCTGGACCAATGGCAGGAAGTTCTCCATCTTCTTGCAGCCAGACCCATACTTCTGAAGGTCAACACGACCGTCCAGCGTTGGGGAGAGTTCGCCTGCATTGAAACTCGAGAATATGGGATTTGCGTTAGCCATTTTCAATCCACTGGAGACCAAACTCAGCCACATGCGACTGAGCCGATGTGTTGGTCATCTTAAAAAGGTACGACGTATCTGCCTTTAGCACGGCATAGTCCGAGTCTACGGTCGCACCAGCAGCTGTACCGCCAGTACCACCAAGCACCAGGTCATAGTAAATTTCAGGCCCAAGGGTCACGCTGGTTGGGTCAATCAGTATCCCGGTGACAGCCACATTGGTCGATGCCCGGTTGCGGTTAATCGGCACAAACAGAGTCCCGCCAACGACATCCGTACAGTTCTCGTAAACAGCAACCTCGGCAGCCGCACCGCACTCTGCTTTCAGACCAACCCCAATTGGGCGGCCAACAGCGGTGGTAATCAGAATCTGAATTGATGCATTGGCAGCCAGTAGATTGGTCGATGGGTAGACCTTGTATGCGTAAAACGTAATGCCATCAATGACTGCCTGTATATTGTCAGAGCGGGTAATTAGCGGGTAATTTGCGCCGGTCACAATCTGCCGGTCATCTCGTAGCTGCTGGGTTACAGATACGAACCTGGATGTGCTGGTTTCTGACTCTCGCTCGACATAGATTCTGGTCATAGCCTCGACATCACCCAGGAGTCATCAGGAAGGTCTTGTGGTGGAAGTTCAATGGCGTTGGCACGAATGGCCATCATGATCGCCGTGTTGTAATCGTCCTTCACGGACTCTTTCTTGCTATTCGATTGCGTCAGGTCCTCGCACATCTCCATTGCCAGGCGACACGCAAAGGCCTCCACAAAGGTAGCATCCCACTGGGTCGTGTCTGCTACCCGGGAGACATACCGAATCTTTAGCGGCGCATCCTTGTTGGTAAGGATTTTACGGCCCTCAATAGTGAACTCTTGAGTGTTTGCATTGCGGTAGTCATCCAGGTTCGGACCGGGATAAATATCGTCAACCTCAAGTAAGCGAAGGCAATCCGGTGGAAGCTGATACTCGTAGTCGTACCCCCATGCAGGGGTTGTAGTCAGCGCCGGGAGCGAGTCCCGCTTAATCGTAAACGACCAAAGGTGCGCCCGAAGTTCTGCGTCACGCACCACGTTAAACATGGAGTTGACTGAGCGAGACTGCTTATTGTCATCCGCAAAGGAGATGATTCGAGCAGCACCGAGCTTGGTCAGCGCCCGGTTGGCAATCTCAACTTGTGAGGCCATTGGCTAGTCCTTAAGCCGGTGGCCATTTGTTTTGCAAGATGTAATCTTTGAGATTCTGCAATGCGACCAGAACCTGCTCTTTAGATGCGCCATCAGCCAGGTCAACAGTCACCTCGATGGTCTTGCCAGTCGAAGACGAGTCCTGAGTAACCGTGGTGAACTTAGCACCCTTCTCAATTCCAAAGTAACGAACAGCCATGGTGATCTCCTAATAGAGATGGGGGGCACAAGGCCCCCCCGTTTTACTTAAGGTGCAGAGTAATACAGGTCAACAATCAACGTGCCGCTCGAAGGCAAAGCAGCGGTGGTGTTGGTCAGAATCACTGTCTCACCAGCGGTCAGCGGTGCGTCATCCACTGCGGTCGACACGCCAAAGAGCGTGGGAGCAGCAGCGGTAAACACAGCGGCAGCACGGTACTTAGCAGCCGTACCAGAGACACCGATGGCAATCGTGGAGCTGCCAAGCGTTGCCGATGCATTGAGAATACCGTATGCAAAGGCGTAGCCGGCAGGCACGGAAGCCAAGACGATGGTGTCGCCATCAGCCTGGGAAGCCAGAGTGATAGTGGCACGGAAGCGGCGCAAGCGACCACCCTGTACAGCACCGTTGGAGTTGGTAACAGGAACTGATTCCAGACCTGCGACTTCTGAAGCGTAAGTGTTAGCCATGATTTATCTCTCCTTATGCTTCGTTGCAAAGAATGTCCACAACCTTCTTCTCTTCGGTACGGGTAGCACCGAACGTGCCTTTGACATAGACCTGGGTTGCATAGCCTTTGTCATCACGCTGAGAAATCATGGTTGAGATGTCGTTCCACATACCCAGATGCACACCGCTCTTGGCATAAGCCACGGCACGGCGATACGGGTCTGTAGTAGCAGGAAGACGCTCACAGTGGATGAAGTTAAAGCCCATGAATGCGCTGATACGGCCATCCACCAATACTGGGCGGGTGTTGTAATCAAGCGAAATCGTCTGAGCTTCGTTCAACAAATCGTCATGCTGCTTGGCGGTGATGATGACGAACAGCTGCTCGTTATCGATGTCCACCTCGTTCTTCATGAGGATTCGTTTTGCTTCACGCAGTTTTGCAACAGTTAAACCTACGTTGCCGGTAGCGCCATGGTTAACGGCAACACGCTGGCCAGAGGTATCGAACACGGTGTTGGTCGTGCCGTTCTCGCCGGTTTTATTAGTGCCAAAAATGCCGGTGATGATTTCGTCGTCGATGGCACGGCCCAGTGCATAAGCACCGTTCTGAGCATACGAAGACTGGGGATCAATCAGCATGCGCAGCTTGTCCTGGTCATCGATGAGGTCGGCCCACTCATAGTCGGTGGGGAATACCCAACGAGCATCAGCAGGGGTCGAAATCAGCGGCGTGTCACCGTGACGAGTCGTGCGCTTTTGTGCGGTTACTGGGCCAACCTGCTCAACAGCCTTGGCAGCCTTACCAGTGTAAGAACCGACAGTGACCGAATTACGCAGCTTGGAGCCTTTTTGTTGTAGCAACAGAGACACGTTGGTCGTGTACTGTTGTACAAAATGGGTAGGTACTGAGAATGACATTTCAAGTCCTCCTAAGAATTGACAAAAATGGGAACTACTTTCTGTCGAAGGGCTTGTCCAAATTCTGGGGCCGTTCTAGCCAATCAAGCTGGCTTAACGCTTGGCGGTCTTCCCCGCCTGCCCTGTGGGCCCATGGGTGGGTTGTCCACTGTCACCGGTTTTCACCGTCCCAACTACAAATGCCTCGTAGGCTTTCGCCCGATCAATCACCATGTCTGGTAAATGATCGAGGCGATGCGCCAATTTTAAGCACTCTAGTCTGATTTGTGCAATATCCATTATTCTGGGTACGCCGCACGAAGCAAGCGCTCCATCTCAGCCCGGGCATCAGCATTGCCACCCAGATACTTAGCCGTCCAGTCAGGGTCAGCCTTCAATTGGCTAATCCGAACACGGGCAGCCTCAGGTGAGACACCAAAACCACGGTTGCCCTGGCCATCCACAAAGGTGTCCTCAGACAATCCCTTGCCGAACTTGTAGAACAGCTCCATGGTTTGCTTGGTCCCGATGGCGGCTTCCATCTTTTCAATCATGTCTGCGCTCATACCGACTTGACGGGCAGCACGGCGGCCAGCCTCGATGTTGGCATCGAAGTCCTTGCCCCACTCCTGCTGGAGCTGGGCCATCTCAGCTTCG